TTCTTCAGTAACTTTAATCACATGATCAAACTTAAATTCAGAAATGGTTTTATACCAACCAAATCTAGCAAGATAATATTCAAATAAAGTTACCTTATGATCAAATAGATAAACACTAAATGATGCTAACTTCTTAAAGGTTTCGCCATCAGATAATTTAAACTCAAAGAAGTTACGAAGCATCTTAACTGCATTGGAGTTAGTCTTCAACGTAATAGATTGAGTCTTAGCTGATGCTGAGGAAGTATTATTATACGTACTGCCATCAACTAACTGGAATAATGGGAAATAGTCATTACCATTTAGATGGATATAAGCACCATCAATAACACGTGGTACTGCAATCAATACATCAAATGTATCTTCTTGATTACCGATTGCAGTATAGTACGTTACTTTAAGAATTTTTAGATCAGAATCCTTAATAGATATTGTAGGAGTTTCTTCTCCTGTCAATAATCTTTGGATTTCTGCATAATCATCGATGACTTCGAATTTTTCTACTCGGATTGTGTAAAATTTATCACGCTGACAAGATAGAATTACATCTTTCAAATCCTCGATGATATCATCATCTGACTTTTGGAAGAATTTATCATTAAACTTAGGTCTATTACGCTCATTGTAATCGGCAATGAACTTAGCCTGATTAATCATCTGCTTCTCCCTCCTCGATGTTAGTAATCCGAACTTTAACTTGGCTACCGATCGGATTAGGTACATCTTTATCTTTATCTTCAATAATGATATAACAAGACATATCTAATGCTTCAGCAATAGTCTTTAACTTAGATAGAGTAATTGTTGGTTTTTCAAACAATCGTCTATCATTATTAAAGTTATCACCAAATCGATATGCATACTTGTTGATATCAATATGCTTTTGGTTTACAGCTTGTTTAAGAGCAATCATTTCTGGAAGATCTGTAGGTTTTGGTTTAGCATTGAAAATATTATCAGGGCTAACCAATACTGTCTCTTCCATTTCGCGTAGTTCGGCATTCTTTTCGATTTGCTCTTTCATGCTTTTTGTATTACTAAAGTCAATAACTTTCAGATTATCGACTTTATAGTTTTCTGGTTTATCTGAGGCATTAACGAATGTAGCCATACATCCGTCAACAAATACCCCAGTCTGACCATACGCATTTGTTTTGCTTATGACTGGGTATACAATACCATCTTCTTCGACTGCAATATTAGGCTCTTCATGATGTCTAATACCTTCCTCGAAGTCATATATCGTATACAACTCACCATTAATAATAGCCTTTTTCATTTTAATATCTCCATATACTAAAAAGAAAAATATAAGGTGGTTAGATGTTGAATCTAACCACCATTTTATATTTCTTATTCTACGTCGATTAGGCTATCATCTTTGATGAATTTCTTCAAATCTGTAGAAGGTTCTAAAGCGATAGCATGTTTGCCATCTTCATCAGTTGCAGTAGCAGTTAGATATTCATCGAATGCTACTTCATAACCATCTTCGTCAACTTCATTTTTACCAAGGTTTAATAAGAAGTTAATGATTGCACTAAACATCACACGGGATACTTTGTATACAAAATCATTAGTAACGAATTTGTTATTGCTGATAGAATACATGAAACGATTAATGAAGCGCTGAACTTCTTCATCGGTCAAATCATATACAGTAGCGATATCTTTGATGCCTTCTTCGTTTGTTTCAAAACGAGCTTCAAAGCTATCTTTACCTTCGTCATCTTTTACTTTTTCCAATACTACAGCAATGATAAATACGCCATTCTTATCATTGATGCGTAAAGCCACTTCGTTTTCGAACTTAGTGTTAGCCAAGAATTTAACTGCACCAAATAAGATGCATTTCCCAGCTTGCATAAATTGGTTGGAATGGAATAAGATCATCTCTTCGGATTTTAGACGATCAACCACTGTAGAAATGATACTTGTTTCCTTAACATCTTTCTTCATAATAAAAATCTCCTTTGCAAAGAAATAAAAGAAATGTATATATAAAGACACATAGATGATCAATTCTATATGTCTCCATACCTATAATATATTAATACCTTGTATTTTGTTTTGTAACTTTTTACAACCCTAATCGCTTCCTGAAATCTACTATAGTTTCAATCTGAACACCATATTTCATGGCCTTATCGACTTTACTACTAGCAAACCCAGGTTGCGGAATTAGTAAGATTGATGTATCTCTAGTTACGCCACTATCAGTGACAAAGTATCCTAATGGTGAAACCAAATCAGATAAAGTATCATCTCTGAATCCAGTGATGACTATCTTCTTTCGGTTATCTACTAGACCACAAGTCCTAATTACATTTGGCATTTCAGATATTGTAACAAGATCTTGCATGAATAAATGTCGCTCATTGATTATAGTCTCAGTGGCAACTTTACCAATACCTTTGATCTTTAATAATTTGAACTCCAATGTAGCTGGGTCTAGATTCATTATTTCTTCAAGTCTTAGTTCATGTAAGATAAGCTTCCAAGATTTGATTGCAATATCAGAGAAACCTAAAGCTCCAATGATATTATAATCATAAATCTTATTCGTCTTAAGCTCATTAATTCTATCCATGAATTTAGCAGAGTTTACTTCTCCAAGAGAAGTCAATTGATCTTTAGTTATATTAATCAATTGAGCGAATGATGTTATATTTAATTCACGTATCGTAGCTCCAGAGAAATCTCTGAAATTTATCTTCTGAAGCATATCTTCCATTCTTGCGAGCCCACGTCCAGGGCAATCTGGGTTAGGGCAAACTACTGATTTGCCACTAATAGATTCCTCAAGTGTACTTCCACAGGATGGACAAATATCGATGAATCTTTCCAATTTATTAGGATTTGCATCATTTTCTGGACATCTATGATTTGATACATATGGCATTACATCATTTACATATGTGACATCAATTAGATCTCCATACTTTAATGCTAATGCTTTGAATCGTTCATAAGAATGACCTGATGCTAAGTTATGAATTGTACCATTGAATTCAACTGGGTCAAACATAATCATCGGAGTAATTACACCATTCTTACCAATGGTATATTGATATCCTCTGAATCTTGTAGTTCTAACCATAGCATTGAACTTAATAGCTACACTATATTTATTCACATGGTTTTCTCTACCTAAAGCATTGATAATATTTTTATCCATATAAGATACTACAATACCATCATATGCAAAAGGCATATAATCACGATACCATGCTGCTTCATCAGTGAACTTCTTAACTTGGAATAGAAGATTTGCAAAATCCCCAACCATATATTGATAACGGTTAGGCTCTTTAGTTGCAAAATATCTATTCATAAATTCTAATTCTTCGATTCGATTATTGAATTCTAATGAAGTTGCCAATGGTACTAAAGTAATAAAGTTAATATAATCTCTAGCATTAGCAGAACCAATGATTCCAGCTATTGCAGTTCTCATATTCTTATATTCTTTACCGGTAGCATTCTCAAACTTAATCAAATCTTCTTTAGTTATAATAGCTTCGAACTTCATCCCAATAATTTCATCATTAGAAATATTATTTGGGAATCTATATCCAGCTAAGATATCAGTTAAATCTGTTGCCAAATCTGCATCAAGATCACCACGTGTTCTTGCACTGATGATCTGATTGTTAACTTCAGCTTCAACTGATAAACCATCATATTTAATTTCGGCAACCATTTCGATTGGTTGGTTATATCCAATAAGACCCATCATAAGATGTTTAGCTAAGAAATCTCTTTCAAAGATTCTTACTTTAGGATCTTTATAAACCATAGCATCTTGTGCATCTTTATCTGTGACAAATTTACACTTATCTAAGGTTCCAACTAACTTAGGATATTTATGAGCAGTATCTCGTCCCCTATCAGATACAGTAGCATGATGAGTTGCATATGCTTCCTGGAATCTATTTGTAGGAGTTTCAGTAAATACTTGCTCATAAATAGTTTCTTTAGCTTCTTTTGGATAACTAACTATAGCTTCAATATAATGAGGCTCATTTTTACTAGACTTAGGTTGTTTAGAAGATTGTAATTTGAAATGTACAACTTCAGACCCGACTTGAAAATGAGGATTATATTTTCTATAAGCTTCAAGTAATAAATCATAAATACCATCTTCTAGTGGTAAAGCTAAGAAGTCAGTATTATTATATAAGATATTACTTATTCGTAAAATGAGATCAGCATCTTCTATATCTTTATTAGTCCAACTTGGATTGGATAATAACTTAGAAGTTACACTATTTATCATTTGTACGTTTTCTTGATCAAATACATTATCAAGATTGCCTCTTAGAAGATCGGTATATAGATCTCTTAGAATCATGATAAACTCCTTATTTATTAAAGTATTTTATATCCCGCATCATCCAGAATGGATCTGTATCATCAAATCCTTCAGGTTGTTCGGAAGACATTGCGCCAGTCATAATTGCTGGAACGCAAGGTTCTTTAAAGTTCTTATATTGTGGATAATATTTCCCGTTGATTTTCTTAACCGTGATTTTCATATTCTTATCGTTATTTAGATTTAATTCACCTAAGTAACCATCTTCCTTCAAAAATGCAGGAACGTAGAAATCTTCATCAGGAATATTATATAATAATGCATTTGTAAGTTTCTTTGGAACTTTCTCGAATACTAATCGTAATCCGATAGATTTCAAATAAGTATTAACTATTTCAGCAGAACGAGATTTTGCATCATCTGTCAATACAATATTGATATTATTAGGATTACCAGTAAGTAATTCTTTTACAGCTCTACGGCCAATAGGCGCAGTACTATAAAGCATAAGCATAATTACATTGATATCATCACCAATATGAGTCAAGGCACCAATTTCCATTTCGCCTTGACGGATAGGAGTATTGGTATAAACCGGTTTATATAGTCCAGAGTTTTTATTACGACTATTTTCACCACGGTTATTACTAAAAGACATACTAGTTGCTGAGAACTTTTCTTCTGCATATTGTTTCAATCTACAGATATATTGTTTAGCAACCAATACAGGTCTTAAAGATTTTGCTAATCTATATTTTGTACCAGTAGAGTCTAGCATAGGAGTTAGAACTCTACGATGTTTAGTTTCAGGGAACTCATGAAGTACTTCTCTAAGCACGTCAATATTAGTTGCTTCCTGAATTGGCAATATAGATAGAGTAAGATTTCCATCTTCGATAATAGAATTTAGATATTCTGCTCTTACAGATGGATTGCTTTCTCTAATAAAGTTTTCCATTTCATCAGCTTGAGTTGGACTAAAGAATCTTGTAAACTTAACTAGTTTCTCTAAAGAACCATTTACGTCTTGTTTATTAAGATTCCTAATAATAGATGCTGATGCGGAATTGATTTCCATTTCAAATAACTGAGATGGGTTTAGACGATTGACAACTGTAGCTTGATTATATTTCATCTCTACATATTGTCCATCTTCTGTTTGTGGCATTAGTTCATCAGGAATAATGCTTGAGATTACGCCTTTACCGCCATAACGATTAGTTAACTTATCACCAATGTGGAGTTCATTTTCTTCAAGAACGTATACATCCATTTGTAAGTTGGAATATACGTTGCTATCCATATCATATTTAACTCCATCAATTACTTGCTGGCAAGTATAAACCATCTTTTGAAGATCATAAGATAATTCACATTGATAATGGATTTTTAGCTTATTAACCTTACTAATCATTTCTTCACAGAAACGACGTTTATCTTGGTAATACATATTAAGCTGAGTATTATAGATAGACGTTTCCATTAAGTCTGGGTTATTAGTTCTAACTTCGATACCAACTACAGTACCTGAGCTAGTAATCTTTTCATCAGACATATTGATATCTTTAAGCTTGCTATATACTTGAGAGAATAATGCTTCTTCTTTATTTTCTCTTCGCACTGCAGCTAAGATACCATCATTAATCTTTTCTCCAATATCAGGAATGACTTTATAGATTGCATCATTACCATATAAGTTTAACAAGATATCATTTTCATTTATCATAAAGGATATCTTCTTAACTAATGGAGATCTAAATTTCTTAGCACAAGATTCACTAATTTCAATAGCATCTTCAGTAGTCTTATTCTGAGCTATATACATTAGTAAAACATTGATACCATCCATACGGTTATTATATTTATCAAATCCTTTTGATTTACTAATAACCGTATCTTTTTCAATAATACTTCCTGGGGCTAATGAATCAAGATATGAATTATTGATCTGATAACCGAATGACTCTGTAATATACTTATAATCACATTTATGGATTAGATCAAGTGTATTACTTTCTTCGTTATAAACAATCAAATAATATTCATGCCCAGGATTGATTCCATATTTTTCTACTTTATCCAACACTCTTTTATTTTGCTCTGCCTGTTGGAAAGATGTAGATCTTCTTCCGTACTCATTCTCAAATCCAGTTTGAATGAATGGTACTTCTGGGTTACACAGTGCCATTGCTTGTTCAGAATGGACACTATACATTATTTTACGGCTACCAGAACTACTTGTAGGAAATGGTTGAATCAACTCTTTCCCTAACACCTGTTCCGGACTGCTTAATCTCTGTCTAACCTCATTTATTCTATCTTCTAGATTGAGACTTCCAGCCATCTTTTTCTTCCTTTCTTAAACACTTACAAAAATTAATACGGAAGAGTTTTAACAACTCTTCCGCTATATCTGATCTATAATATATAATCACTGTATTAATTAATCTTCCAATGCTTTGAATGTAGCAATTAAGTCTTTTGTAATAGATGCATTCGTAGCTTGACCACCAGTAGGAATTGGAGTAACCAATTTTTCCATTTCTGTATTAGCCGCTTTAACAAATGCCTTTCTAAATTCTTCATCATCTACAAATAATTGCTTGAAGTCACGAGTTCTAAACTTAGGTTCATACCCATCTAATGCCAAATATGCACCTTTAGTTGCAATTACACCAGCATCTTTAAGCATAATCATCAAAGAGTATAAAGAATCAAAACCATTTACTTGAGAGAAGATTAATGGTGTAGATTTGCCAGCTTTATTTGTACGAGATTTGCCAAGAGAGATATCAACTTGTGAACCACTAAATCCAAATGTCTCTTCTTTAAGCTTGCTATCATCAAAACGAATGATATTATTAGCCAAATATACAACTGCTTTACCGCCAGGTAAAGATTCGCCTTGTTTAAGAAAAATCAATGCACCTTTAGTATGCATCATAGGGTTGGCTTCAATCTTTTCAGTAATATGATTGACTACTAGAAGAATGATATTAGTAGCTTTGATTAATTGTATTACACCTTTAAGCAATGCAGTATTAGCTTTAGCCATTGCGGTAGCCGCCATTTGGCCAGACAATTCGCCTTTATCTGCAATACGTTCTGGTGCTAATAAAGCAATAGAGTCAATAACCATAACTGTTGGAATAAATTTCATAATAGGGTTACCAGTAGAATCTCTCATACCAGTATCGTATAAGAATTTTTCCTTATTTTTGATTTTAGTTTCATAGATGCTGTAAATATCATCATAGATAGATTCTGCAGTAATACCGCTATTCTTAATAGAGATTCTATCGAATAATTCATTACCTACATAACCAGTCAATGTTTCTAAACGTGGTATTGTAATACCACCTTCAATAGACTGAATCATCATTTCAGCTCCCTCAAATTGAGAGATAATATTTGCTCCAGCCTGAACTGCAAATGTAGATTTACCAGAACCAGATCTACCTATCAATAGATTATAAGACCCATCAAGTAAACCAATGTGTTTAGTTGGAACTAATTCACCTTTATCATTAAACGTATTAGAATTATAACCATTTAAATGGTCGAAATTTAGAAATCCAGTAGGATATGCAACATCATATAAGCCTTGTTCTGGACTATATCCAGATACTTCCGCAACGCGTTGAATTAATAAGCCCATAATAATACTCCTTTGCGTATTAATACATTTTTAGTTATTAATAAGTTCAGGAGTTTATAAAAAATAAAAAGAATAACCCAAGGAGATTGAATCTCCTTGGGTATACTTATATTTAAATAATATACATTCCCTGGTCGCGTAATTCTTCTGCAATATAAACGATTTTATCATAATCAGAAGATAATTCAAATAACGAACACCGTACTCCAACCTTAGTTAATTGCATCTTTAAGCATTTTTCAGAATACTTAATAAGAATGCTCTTAATTTCAGACATCGGCTTTTCATTAAGCATTTCTAACAATGCATTTGTCATCATATCATACATCCAACCATCATCTTCTTTGATATTAGATGGATATACTTCAGTCATAGAATTAAGGAATAACTCTTCCCAATTTTCATAGAAGAGTTCCCCATATAAATCCTTAATATCTTCTTCTGAAGTTAATCTAGGATTCAAAGATGTCATTATAATGATATTAGTACGTTGGATATTTACTGCTTCTTCTAAGCTAGAATTTCTACAAATAGGAAGATAATCTAATAATTGCTCATTGCTACAGCAATCAACAAAGTCTAATCTTTCATATGTAGACTTATTTATAAGTTTAGAAATATTTATGATTGATTCTTTAGTTCTAGTAAAGATTGGTCCGAAGTAAACTGGGTCAACAGAGAATAAGAATCCAAACATACAGTCATTCAAATGAATTACTATATTCTTTGGAAGAACTATATTTGGATTTTGAGTTAATACAGCATCAATTGTGATGTATATTTCTCCACGAATACCAAAGTTCTTATATAGATCTTCATTTGTTCCGAGATAGTATATGGAATCCATGAGATTATTCTCAAAGAATTCATATACTGCTTCTCTACTATTCCAATCCAATTTAGTTAGTTCAGTTCTTATAGTTGTTAGAGTTTTCTTCAAACTAACAGAATTAGTTTTTGGAGCTTTTGGTTGAGTTGTATATTTATCAAATAATCCCATAGAATTATCCTTTCACGTTAATAAGATTATTAATAATTATCGAAGAAATCATCTTTCTTACTTTTCTTACCAACTTTGATAGTAACTATACTCTTATCTTCAACTGCATCAAAGAAATTAGTTTTTCTGTCAGTTGTAGGGTTCTTAGAAGATGCATCTTTAAGATTAAACATGCTATCATCTTCATCCATACCCATAGAACCAATCTTATCGAAGAAACTATCTTTTTGTTTATCTACAGTTGCAGTTCTTTCTTTATATTCATTATAGATCTTTTCAACTTCTTCTACTGGAAGTTTAATACCAGATGCCATAATGCAAACTCGTTCTTGGCCGGCTGGAACTGTTTGAATATGAGTAAAGAATTCAAATGGTTCACCGAGTTCTTCACGAATTTTCTTGTTATCAAAACCAACATTTTGGCTACGTTCAGATGCATACATAAATACACCGATACGTCTTGCAGTATTAGAATAATCTAAGCTTTTTGTATCATAAATCATTTCTTCGAATACTTTATCAAAGTCAGATTGTTTCTTGATACCATCAAATTTAGCCATTTCAATAGTCATAAATCCTGGAGTGGTAGCAATCTTATATAAATCAGTTTCATCAATATTTTGATTAGAATCAACTAGATCTAAACCAAGATATACACGCATACGATCACAGAATTCTAAGTTAGCTTTTTGCTCAGCTTCTTGTTTATTCTTACTAGTAGCTAAGAATTTCTTATTACTAATAGCTTCAACAGTATAATTATCTTGAAGCTCTTGGAAGTATTCTACTGTATTTTGCAATCCACGAGCATCATCTTCAAATCCCGTAAATACTACAAGATGTACATTTAGATTCAATACTTCACGGATATATTTAGCTAAAATAGTAGAAGATCCACAACCAGTACCGCCTTCAGAGGAGGATACAATAACAATTGCATCATCATCTGCACCTGGAAATTGATCAATTTTTAATTTTTCAGATTTTAAAGAATCAATAGTGATATTTTTAGCACGGTTACGTTCTTTACCACAGCCACCCATACCACTTCCGATGATTACATTGATATCATCATAATTATCTTTCATGTCTTTTCGAGTAGTATTAATCAGAAGTACATCTTCACGATTAAATACGCCATTCTCAATTGATTGCATTGCGGCCTTATTACCAGCAGCCCCAATACCAATAAGTTTAGCTTTCATTATAATCCTCCTTAGACAAAAAATAAAAGGGATGGACAAATGCCCATCCCAATACTCTAAGTTTATATATTTGTTGTAAATTCTATTATTATTTACATTCCACGAGATTGTCTTAATACACTATAAGATTCACTCATGATTGAATTAATGCCATTAATCCATTTATCAGCAGCACTAGCATATTGCTTATGGCCATAAATCATACCATTTAGATTTGTAGCACCCTCACTGTAATAATGTTGGCTAATCCAAACTGCACCATTTACGATGCCATCAGCCATTGTTGAGCCCATATGATGAGCCGCATTAGGATTTACATCTACTGCATTAATACCAAAATAATTACCACGGTCTCTAGCTAAATAGGATTTGCCCCAATTAGATTCCCAGCTTGCATGAGCAAAGATATAAATTGGGTCTAATCCAGAAGCCTGAGATGCTTGGATAAAGATATCCCCATGCCCATTAAATGGGGACCCACCATTATATTTCTCCCAATGAGAAATAATATTATTCATGTCATCAACTGAAATAACTGCGTGTTGATTAGATAGATCGGAATAGCGGTCTACTGAATAACGAGAATTGTTTCTAATTTCGTTAGCTCTAGCTTGCTCTGCAGCTAATGCATCTTCACGTGCCTTAACTTCAGAGGCATCTTTTTCAGCTTTAGCTTTGATTTCTAGTCTAACTTTTTCTAATTCAGATTTGGTTTTATTTTTTTCTTCCATAGTCTTGTAGTAGTTTTCATAAGAATCTTCTACTACATCAAACTTGTACTTGAACCAATCTTTTAAAATAATTCTAGTGATTCTTTGATCATATTCTCTATGATTTGTCACTATATTATCTGCCATCTCTTGCACTATGCTATCTTGACGTTCTTCATTTTGTTTTTGTTCGTCGCTATCTGCTCTAAGTGCAAATACTGGAACGATGGATATAAGACAAATAAGCATTGTGAGTAATGCAAATTTCATTCTTCTCATACCCTTTGACGTGCTCTTTAGAGCTCGCATCGGTTTTGATGTGGAATTCATTTTCATCAGCTCCTTAATATTATAGGATCCACACAGGATTTTGTTCTAAGACATCCTTTCTATTGTATATTTTATTGCATAAACATATTACCACTGCCTAGTAATATGGAATTTTTACAAAAGAAAGTGCGATGGGGATTAACCACCATCGCACTCATAAAATAATCAAATAAAATTATTTTTGCGATTTTTTATCTTGCTCTTTTTTACTTTGTTCATTTAGAGCTTGTTGATCTTTTTCTGTTAATTCTTCGAAACCAAGACCCATGTCTCCAATTTCATGAATTACTCCGATTTTCTTATCCATTATATATTTCCTCCATATAATATAAGAAATTTTTAATTTTACCCTAATGTTTGACATTGGTTATTAATTATTAACATATTTCGGCATATGTTAACAAATTTATAATATATAATTAATTATAATATAAACATTATAGTAAAAATATGCAGTTACTGTATATTTAGACGTAAAATTTGGTTAATTCATATTTTACCTCCTTTCAATAATAATTATAAGAGACTGCGGTCTTAGGTTACCCATCTAGTTATGGGTAGCCGATACCGTAGTCTAAAATGAATAAAAATATCCCCATAGGAGTTCAACTCCTATGGGGTACTCTTTTGTTAGTTGCATCTAAAATGCTTATGAATAGTTTTAGTTGCGTCTCGAGATACGCTTGTTTGCTATAGTTTGAGGAGTCATATTATCAATATTAATCAAGTTAGTATTGATATGAGATCCTAACATATAGACGTTCATCATATTCTTAGAAAGTACATCTATTTTACTTTCAGGAATATCTTTTAATGAAACTGTTCCCAGAGCTGAGATTGTATTATACATAGCCTGTTTAGCTTCTGGTGAATCAGCACGGGCTCTAGAAAGTTCTTGAATTGTATTATCCATACCAGATACTACTAGAGATTCCATTTCACGGTCAGATGTAGCACCATTTTTATCATGGCCTACAAGTCTACCAGTCTTATTATCTCTAGATGTAATATTAGTAGAAATAGAGTTCTTCTTAGTTAAGAACTGTTTCATTTTCTTTAAATGAATATAAACAACTAATGCTTCTTTAGTACTTACAGGAACTCCATCTTTATTCTTATAAAGATCAGGAGTAGATACCTTCTCCATCAATGGTACTCCAAGTACCTTAGCAGCTTTTTCTATTTCAACGAAAGTTGGTTCTATCTTGAATATACGGGTTTGAAATCTATATGGGAATTTCTTAGAAATATATTTTAGAAATTCTTTATCATCCATAGGTTTAAATTTTTCAGCGTAGTATCTTGACATACTACCAGTTTTATCTAAAGCATCCATAACCTTATAGATTAATTCTTCTGCCTTAGCTCGTTCTTTAGTCATATTAAACCTCCTTTAATTTAATAGAGTGTTCAAAATGACGAAAAAAAAATATAAGTAAGGAGATGGGAATTTATCCCATCTCCACTTATTATTTTTATCGGTCTATTGATAGTATAATCAATACAACCATTGGTAAACAGGCTATAATCAGAATGGTACCAAAATCAAACATAAACTAGTTTACTCCTTTCCCGAAGATCTCGCGAACTTCGATAATGTCATAACTTCCTCTAATAAACTCAGAAGTCGTATAAGACTTCTTGAGTTCAATCACATCGCTAGTATGTGCTCTTATTGCTTTTTGTACTACCTCCTCGTGCGTGATTTCTCTCTTCCACGCACTATCATATACTGTCACTGTAAATTTAACAGTGACAAGAATGGCCCAATCTGAATCATTTTGTACCGGAATTGCACAATATGTGTTCAGAGTACGGCCAAACTGGCCGTTATTTGAAGTTGGTTTGCCAACGTGAATAGTAGATTCACTAGCATGAATCTTTTTCTCATTGGATACTTTTTTTACCTGATTACTAATTGCCTCTTTCTCAACTTTCTGTTGAGCAGCAATTTGTTGTGCTGAAGTTGTATCTGCATCTGCTTTAGGTGCATGCAGACCATACGCAGCTCCACCAATAATTGCCATAAGAATGAATACAGCTGCAACTATATTTTTTGTATTTAAGAATCTTTTCATTTTTTATTCTCCTATTGTAAAAACATCAAAGCTAATTTGAGCTTTGCTAGAGTAATAATTATGCCAGGGATTGATATTACTAGCATTATTAATATTATAATAATATCCTTTTTCATATACATACCTCCTAGTACACCCACTGACAGAGATACATTCCAGTATCCTTGTCAAAATGTTTTAGAACGATCTGCTTATATCCAACATCCTTAGCTGCATTTATAACAGCTACTGCAGCCGGAGTATATCCAGTAACATATATGATGATATTACTACATGTCTTTTGTTTCTTTAATTTATTAATCGCAATCTTCTCCATTTTACTATACGAATTATGGCCAAATGAAATCTCACTAAATATAAAATTCTTAACAGGCATTTTATGCCTGTTGCTGATTAGGCCATACTCATCAGCTTTATATGGAATTGGTTCGCAATTCCATTCATTGTTTTCATATATCTTAACATAATCCTCTATATCAGCTAATGAGCCAACATAATTCCAATATTTAAATAATCCCATATTTCCTCCTAATAACAGAATTCTTCAAAGCAAAGGTCTTGTGGGACTTCCGATAAATCATCATAGCAATCAACTAAGGACTGATGATAATCAGAAGCTATATGTATAAATTGTCCATCGACCCAGCCAGATGCTTCGACTACATATACATGTAACATAACTATCCCTCCTGAATAAAATAAATAAATATCTCATCATATATTCACTTTAATAATATATTAGTAAGAAACTAAAGTTTTACAAAAAAAAATAATAGACCCATGGGATTTATTCCCATGGGTCAATTTGTTATATCTTAGTAATTAATATAATTAGCTAAAGTTACCATATAGTTTATTTGGTTTAATCCCTAAATATACTTCTCTTATCTTTTCTCTAATTAGATAATTTTTAGTAAGTAAACCTAGAGAAACTTTAGCATCTTCTACAGTGAATTTAATATCAGATACTTTATCAAAGTTCTCTTCATATACTTTATTTAATACTGATACTATAGACTCAATAAATTTATCATCTTCTACTGAATATAATGCGTTATTGATAATATGCTCACATGATCTGTAAGTTTTTTCCATCTCTTCTACGAAATAGAAGTCTGCATTATTTTCAAGTCTAATCTTAAGAATATTAATAATGTATGCACGTACTGCTAATAATGCATCATTGATAGATTTGTTTACTAATACATTGGCGTTAAATTCATTATCATGAATTTTACAAAATTCAAAAACAAAGCTCATTAAATCGGCAATACCTTTAGAGAAGACTTTGTATTCATAGAGGGAATATGAAACTACAAATAATTCACCAGTGATTAACATATTGACAATTTTAGCTTTAAGTAATTCTGGTGTAGCATCTCTTCGAATAAATTCTTCCATACGTTTAAAATCGAAAAGGCCAAAACCAGCTTTATCTAAAATAAGATGGATTGCCATATCCAAACACATTAAAGGATTTAAATCATTAGAATAATCTAATTTCAGAGATACTATTTGATTAGTACCATTATAATGAGCTGTAATATTTAATCCATAATAGTTAACATCATTCAAAAGTTTAACTAATGAATCATATATTTCACAATTTTGTCTAAGTCCTGGAAAATCAGATAGCTTTTCATAACGCCTACCGATAGCATTAAGAATTTCTATGAAATATAATAATTTATTTTCATCTTCTTGATTTTCTTTAGCATACTCTGGAGTTATGTCTAGAATATTTGCTAATTTTATACTACCTTTAAAAATATCACCATTTGCTACATCTACAAAATTTACCATTTTAATTTCCTCCTATAAATTAACTAAATAAATATTTATCCACTGTTAATTTAATATCTTTAATGAAATCATCTATTTTAACTTCTTTACCATCTAATAACATTTTAAGTTGTTCACTATCTTTACTTAGATCTCTATTACAAAATTCATTTAACAGTTTTATATTTTTATCTATAATATTTTTTACATAAGAGTCATAAGTCATAGAAACGTTTATGGTATTGAGTTCATATTCCATTAAATTAATTATAGAATATGCTACATCTGCTGATAGTTTAATATTTCTATTATTAATAGTTTTTTGATTTGTTTTAAGCTTAATAATATCTATTAACTCATCTCTTAATTTAAGAGTATATTCACCAAGATTATTACAATATCTATATTCTAGAATATCGCTAAAATTACCATCAATTTCTTTAATGAAGTCACCAACTAATGATAATTCTAATGCTATTTGTTTAAATCTAGTACTAAATGGCAAAGATTTACCAATAGTATTGAATAAATCATCGTAATATGAATTAAAGAATTCCATATTAACCATTCTAGTAATTATATTTATTACGAACTCAGATTTCGATTTGTTAATACTTTTGGCATCATTATATAATGCATCATAAATAATACAATTTTCTATATCAAATTCACAATAATGGCTTAATTTGAAATTTTGATATAAATTTTTGAAGATGATTCTCAGACATAAATCTAAATTTATTTTTCCAAATTTTGTATCTTTAAGCACAACTTCAAAATTATCATTGAAAGTTATTTTAAATAGATTAGAGTAAGTTCTATTCAATCCTTTAAGAAACTTGCCACACTTATATGACCCATACTCGTATCCGATGTATCGTAATACATCACTTAGAATCTTCATCTTTTCGTCAACAAATGTAGATTCATTAAGTTTAGTTGAATCGATCTCAAATGTTTTAGCGAGTGCGAGCTCACTAGTAAATAATTCACAATTAATAATTTTTTCTTTGATGTCTGTCATTTCTTTTTCCTCCATATATTAAGAATGACCAATATAGTAGCAACTATGGTCTACTATCATGATAATAATATATGAGTAAAAAAAATAAACCATATAGGGAGGCAGAATAAACTGCCTCCCTATATAACAAATCAACTACTTAGATTGCATTTCATCAAATTTTTTAATACAAAGATCTAAAGCCGCTAGTCTTAACTCGCCAGTTACATATCTAGCCTGCATAAATGCCTCATCCTCAAATAATGAAAAAAGTGTACATTTTTTTCTAAAATCAGTACCATATAACTTAGATAAGATATCTGTATATTTTTCTAGAGTCTGTTTAAATTTTTTATTTTCAAATGAAATTAATTCATTATCATTATCGCTAATATCAGTTTGCATCATAAATAGGATAGATTCAGTTGCTCTCATCATATTTTCTACATAGTCATTTTTAAACTCTGTATTGTCAAGTCCTTCTTTGGCCATTTTAAATCTAATATTCTTAACTAATACACTACGCAATTCTAATACGTACGATCCCAAATCTCTAGAAGATTGATATATTCTTCTATAATCAATTCCGGGATTCATCTTCTTGACAAATTGAGTCAATAAATCGATCTTATTGATAACGTGTTTATAAGATTGATCAAATACTACAGGTTTAGGTTCTCCTTCTACATTATATAATACTTTTAAATTATTATAATAATAGAAGAAATCAAAATCTAATACTTTTTGCACCGTATCGTATAATCCAGTATTTTTAACATCAAACTCTTTGATGTCTTTACGTAGATATTTATCAACTATATATGATTCGTCTAAAGGATTGGACTTTATTCCGAAATATCTATAAATATTTTTTACAATCAATTTCACAATAATTTCCATATTATATGTCGGGTGATCATGTGAATCATAGAAACTTGTAATATTATTAGATGGATCATAGATAACTTTGAATGATTTATCATATGTCTTATTTAACATATCTAAAAATACTTGCACTTCTTGTAATGAGTAGATTTCTAACAATCTACTAACTAATCTACCAACTACTGGTACAAGTTCATCATATACATGATCCTCTGGAAAATCTAGAATGCTGGACAATTCATATTTCCCAACAAATAAATCATCGATTTTAAATTTCTTTTCAATTGTGTTTGTCATTTCTTTTTCCTCCATATATTAAAACAAATGACCTTTAAATATAGTTATAATATATGGATAAAAAATAATATGTCTATGGAGTTAAACTCCATAGACATATAAAATTATAAAGCACTATAATGAATAAGTAATGTGAAATACATAACAACTGATCTAGTATAACTATTTCTTGTAGCTACACGATTACGTCTATGAATATATCGTTTAGACGCCTGCATTAACCAGTTTTCTGTAATATCTTTTATTCTTAAAATATTCTTATCTTTTGTATTCGGTTTAGGTTGTATAGAATACTTAATAAAGTTTGCCGTTCTAACATCTTTATCTCTAGATTGAGCAAAGTATGTATAAACTAATAAACTAATATATTCACGAACTTCAGTAAGCTGTTTAGTATCATTCTTAATAATATATTCAATGATATCTTTAATCTCATCAGTTCTAACCAATGAGTCTGCAGACATTTTACAATACTTATAGTTTACTGACATTGTAGATGCAATATTTACAGCTTTATCTATAATACGTTCAGCCATCAAGCTATCAGTATCTGCCAATCTATAACCAGTATCGGAATAATCATCAGATGCATAAGTTATATATTGAGATTTATTTTCATATGCTTCATAATATAGACTAGCAATATTTTTCATAAAAGATTTAATACGACCATGAAGCTGTTGAATTAGATATGCACAATCTTCATCTTCAAAATCTCTTAGGCGATCTTTATATGTATCAATCCATGTATTAGATACAGATTTAACTGCACCCAACACACTTCCTTGAGTTTTAAGATCGAATTTACCAGTAAGCATATTATTTACTACATAATCCATTACCCATCTATATTCAGCCGGTTGAACTTTCTTAAAGAATCCATAATGAATAGATGGATAAAACTTTCCAGAAAATGCAAGATTAATGATACCTAAATCAATGAGTTTGGGATCTCTAGTTTTCCAGAAATAGCGTAAAAGACATAAGAGAATAATAGTAATCTCATCTTTTGCTGCAGCTGGGTTAAATGCAGAAATTGATGCATAATAAGTTTCTTGCATTAAATTATGAATATCTTTAATATTAATCTTTAGAGTATTACATAAATCATCTGCATCTTTTTGAGTAAAATAGATTCTACGGCAAGGTGCAATATCATATAAGTCTTCAGATCTATCGGAAATGAATTTACCAATGTATTTTTTATAAGCATTAAGATTCTTCTTAATTTGAGTTTCAATAATTGGATAGATTTTCTTTACAATAACGGTTGTATTTTTCATTATATACCACCTTTCTAAGTTATTGAATTGTTCAAGATGGCTATAAATACAAAAAAAAGAAGAGCGGGATAAACTCGCTCTTCTTATAATTATTATCAAGCCAGATAGCTTTTTCTTAAGTAATTAGTGATCAATCTATTATTTTCTTTAAATATAAATTGTAGATCATTCATATGCTCTTTTCTTATAAACTTATCAGATTCATATAAATGCCTAAACTTATACTCATCTGGTAAATTATATCTAGCATATAAGCTATCTAAATAATCGATATTCATTTCCAATCTAGATTTATCATTAAGATCAATTGGGTATTTAGGATCTTTGTGTAAAAGTTCGTCTTCCACTAATACATTAATTACTCTATATACTAATTGGAATTTATGTTCTAATGCTACTAAAATTTCGTCAGTTACGCCATTCTCATGACGTTTCTTTATTTCTCTCATGAGTAAAGTACGAGCTATATCTAATAACTCAAGCTTAGATAGATCTAATCGTTTTAGTGTATCTTTATCTTCATCATATTCGCAGAATTGGTATACAAATTCTAATACATTATCAATGTGCAATAACCCACCAATTCTATTCCTATATGAAGAAGATGAGAAATATATTCCTGAAATAAAGTCCTCTATATACCGTACTGATAGAATTCGTTTCGTATCAACTTCATCTAATGTGAACTGAATATATTTGGAGGCAGGAATGCCATTTAAAAGATTCATATTTATAATGCTACAAGATTTATCTACGATAATCCTAATAGC